CCCCATAGTGGGGTCCCGGTCTACGTATCTGGAGTGCTACCCAGCACAAAGGATACGGACCTTTGCGCGCAGGTCAGGGGATTTGCGTTGTTGGCATCTAGATGTCAACGATGCATTTCCCTTTAGACTGTGCGTGAATCCTACAGTTCGGCTAATCAAGGCCGGCTGTGCCATAGTATGGCAAGGTACCAGACCTTAAAAGCGGGGCTGGCCTCCGCAAGGAGGAATTATGAGAGATAGCCTTTTGGTAACAATATTAGTTATCCTGCTACTCTTCCAGCTATTTAGCGACATGGTTGAACACTTTGACGAGAATAGTCTTGTCAAGGCTACAAAACCGCGCTATGACGCATCCTTAGTGCTCAAAAAGCACGAGGAGGAATTATGATGGACACAAGAACGAGATCGGCCCCACCCTATAGTTGCTATTATGGCTACTATAGGCCGTGTGGTGTTCCAGATTATACAAAGTATTTCTTCTGGACTCCGAGATCTGAAAGTGTGACTTCGTATAGGGGAAAGCGGCACTACATACAAGTTGGGAAAAAGAAACGCAAGAAGTTTCATGCGTTTACCCGTACTTTGTATGACCGCTCACCCTTGAAGCAAACAGGGTACTGGTGTCCCAGCTCTACGAAAAGAGTCTGGGGCGAAAATTGGGCAGCGACTTATTTTTTGTCGCTAATGCCACGGTATCCGGACACTACGAACCAATATGTTGCATACGGTTCACCATGTCCCTGGGTTTATCATGCCATGTCGGCTCACTCTTTAGAAATACGTGAGTCGGTGATTAACGATTTATTCGTTAAGGCTAAGAGCCCTGTGTTTGACGGCGCTGTCTTTATAGCTGAACTTGAAGAAACATTGACTTCTGTCTATGATATATTCAAGGGAGCGCTTAAAGGACTCGCTAAACCGAGTACCAGGACAAAGGCCGGACTGAAACATATCTTCCTCAATCCTGAGGAGATGTGGCTTTGGTATCGGTACTTCCTGTTACCCGCCATCTTAGATGCCAGTAGTATAATTGAGGCTCTTAAGCCTCAAGAAGCTATTGATCGCATCCAATCTGGTGATCGAACTGATGGGTACCAAAAGGTTTCTGGGCATATTGGTTTTTACACGCCTGGAATACCACAATTCGCGTTTCCATGTGAATGGGAACAAGAATTTAAGTACGGTGCTGGAGCTGCGATAGACCTCTATAGGAGGTTTGACCCTAGTCCTTATGGGACTTCGGCTGTCGATGTGCTCCGGGCCACATGGGAACGAATCCCATGGTCATTTGTGTTCGATTGGTTCGTCCACTTCGGCGATTGGCTTACAAGCCTACGCGATGTTGAAATGGAGATTGCTCAGTCGTACGTTACTTGTGCGATTGATTGCGTCACCAGAGTAAGCTTTCCTGAACATTACCATGACGTGGAAGTTTTTACATTTCACGATTATAGGATGGACAGGTTTGTGGACATTGAGCCGCCTAGTTTTCCACTCATTGACAAGAAGTGGGCAAATTGCACGCGTCTTGTTGATGCCATTTCATTAATTACAGGCATGCTAAAACGCATCCTAAGGAGACATTAAATGTCAACAGAATTGCTTGATGGTGGAACTACTGCCACCACTGGTGGTACGACTCAGACTTTTGATCGTACATCGACCCAGGTTAACAACGGCTATGACTACGCCGACGTTTCTGAATCCAATCACCTTTTACGCGAGCACGTACAAATTACTTCACGTGCACCGGCTTTACAGGTTGATGGCACTTATTCAAAATTTAAGGCCAAGGTCCAGTTTATCAGACCTATTCAACTTGCTGATGGTACAATATCATATTGTATCGCCCGGGCGGAAATCGAATATCATCCTGAAGCAACGTCAACTGATGTTGACGAGCTTAGGGAAATGGGCGGCCAGTGTTTTATCGGCAACCAATTCGATGATCTCTTTGTTGCTGGAACATTACCAGCTTAGAGTATCTAAAGGTGAAAGTTATGAAATCAAAAAAGATTCATAGGAAGAAGAGGCGTAAACAAATCCTCCTCGAGCTTGAGCCCCTTATGCAGGGGGTGAAAGCAGCTTTAACTCATGACTTATTGACTTGTAGTGAACAGTCAATTTGCCAAAAGTATGAACGTGGTATGGAAATTCCAGGTTTTATGGAATTTCCGCCCTATGTGTTTAAGAGATTTCGCCAAGTGCGAGATTTCGATAAACGCATTATATGGTCTTATGATAGATCATTTGCTGAATTAGCGTCCGAGGCCCTTTTGGGTTTCCGTACGTCTCAGCAGGGCTTTAATTTACCTGAACCACTGAGTCGACGAGCAGCGCTCGCACTCCATCACGCAGCCAATATTTGCCAATTAATTCTTGGTGAATTTAGCTACGATAGGTGGTTTGACTCTTGTTCATACGGGAAACGTGCTTCTTATAAGTTGCCTCGCTCGAATGCATACCTAGATGAAAAGCTTTTTATTTCATCAGGGACAGACATTCAGCGTACAGCTTTTAAAGAGTGCCTTTCACGTGATATGCACCTGTTTCGTGCGGTGCGTAGTGGTCACCGAGCTAAACTCCTCGTTGACCGCGTTAAGGCGAGTGCTGTACCAAAGTCCTACAAGTCTGCCCGTATAATAGCACCTGACACAATTCTTGGCGGTTTTCTGTCAAGAGGTCTTGGTGATTATATACGTAAGCAGCTTGAGGTTTCCACCCATATCGACCTGTCGAAACAACAGGAGCGGCATCGCCGCTGGGCATGTACCGCCTCAAAAACCGGGCGTCATGCAACCATTGATATGAGTAAGGCTTCAGATAGCTTTGTTTGGAGACATATTGAGTGTATAGTGCCGAAATCTTGGCATCACGCACTACAGTGTGTTAGGACTGAAAAAGTCCAAATTGGGGAAGAAAACGACACTATACAGATCCAAAGCTATATGCTTATGGGCTCTGGTCATACTTTTCCCCTCCAGACATTGTTGTTTTATTGCCTAGCGGAGTCTGTACGTACCTTACTTAAATGTAAGGGTAGGGTGTCGGTTTACGGTGATGATATAATTGTCCCCGTTACGATGTCACGCCAACTTATAGATTTATTCAACGAAATCGGATTCACCATTAACTCTGATAAGAGCTTTTATGATGAACCTGATATTAGTTGGCCTTCACATACTTTCTTCCGAGAAAGCTGTGGGGGTGACTATAAGGGCGGTGTAGATGTCAGACCTTATATGCCTGAGTGCGACTTACAGTCAGATGGACATGTCCCACGTAATGAATATTTAGCGTGGGTACACAAGGTCATCAATGGTCTCCTAGATCGTTGGTCTCCAGAAGAAATACCACTGACAATTGGATTCCTTTTACGTATGATTACGGGGTGTAAGGCGAAGGTTTGTTTTGTGCCGAGTTTTGAAGTTGATCACTCTGGCATAAGACATTTTATACCTTCTTGGCTACTTGTTGGTTATGATTGTAGTTATGTTACATACAATCATTCCTATCCAGTTTACTGGAGACTCACTTTTACAAGAAAGAAACGTAAAAGACGTGTCAATGAGCGCCCGTACCAATGGTACGCTTACTACCTGCAGCGGAATAAAAATGTTTCACCGCTGCCTCTTCTTTTTGAACTCCTACATGAAGAACATGAAAGAGTTAAGAGGATTCGTTCATACGAACCCGTGGTTAGCCTGAATGGCGAGCCAGATCGGGGACGGAAAGGGATTTACCGCTGGAAGGATTCCAGGCCACCAGCTTGGAAGAAACTGGACAGCAACGGTAATTTGAACTAGCTGTTACCGCAAAGAGAAGCAGCCTTGAGTTTGGGGCTTCTTCCGCTTCGTC